GTACGACGCGAGCCAGCAAGAGTTGATCGCGGAAGCGGAAGGCTGTGTCGCCGACTGGACGCCGTACCTACGCCGCGCGGCTGTCCGGGCTCTGGCCATGCGCAACGGCGTCAAGTCGGAAGACGTGCCGGCAGAGTGGCTGGCGATCGAACCGAAGTGGAGGGATCCCCGCTACCTGAGTAAGGCCGCACAGGCGGATGCGGGCATGAAGCAACTGACGGCGGTCCCGTGGTTGGCCGAGACGGAGGTCGGTCTGGAGTTGCTGGGACTCAACCCGCAACAGATCAGCCGGGCATTGGCGGACCGGCGCCGCGCACGGGCACAGGAGCGTACGACGTTGCTGGCAAGCGCGGCGCGGGAGGTGCGCGGTGGCGACCCTCGCTGACGTCGCTGAGTTCCGCGCCGCACAGGTGGACGTGGTGACGCTGGCGCTGTCCGAGCTGTCAGCCTGGTGGGAGCGACTAGGGCTCTCTCTGGCCGGCAACGTACCGGTCGCGGAGGTCGAGACGTACACGTCCGATCTGGTGACGGCGTACGGGGACGTGCTCTCCTCGGTCGCCGCTGACTGGTATGACGAGCTGCGGGAGCAGTCGGGAGTGCCGGGGCGATTCCGGGCGCGGATGGTGGATCCGGTGCCGCGCGAACAGGCTGCGGCTGTCGCGCGTTGGGCGATCGGTCCGCTGTTCAGCGCGGCACCGGATCCGCCGCAGGCTCTCAGCAACCTTTCCGGGGGTGTGCAGCGGCTTGTGGCGCAGCCCGGTCGGGACACGATCGCAACCAGCGTCGACCTTGATCCGACTGACGCGCGGTGGGCGAGGGTGCCGACCGGGGCCACGACGTGTGCGTTTTGCCTGCTACTGGCCTCCCGGGGCGCGGCCTATCACTCCGAAGAGGACGCGGGAGGGATGGCCAGTAGCTACCACGGTGGATGCGACTGTGTGGCGACGCCGGTATGGCCCGGCCAGCAAGAGCCATACGACGTGGGCGCGCTGTCTGAGCTGTACAATGCGGCGCGAGCGAAGGCCGGTGGAGACCCAAAGGCCATCCTCGCACAGATGCGTCTCGATCTAGGGATCAGATGACTACGCCGACGCGCGGCGGTAACGCGCGGACACACGAGGAGCAGAGATGACCTATCTACCTGTCCACCCACGTACCGGACTCACCGCACTCGGTATCGGCAAGCGCGGTCCGATCTGGCCTGTCAGGGGTGCCGCGCCCGAAGAGGGCGAGGTCAACCCCGATGGGGCGAAGGGTTTCGCGCCGATCACGTCACAGGAAGATCTGAACCGCATCATCACGGAACGGGTGTCCCGGGAGCGCGCGAAGTACTCGGACTATGCCGATCTCAAGGCGAAGGCCGGTCGGCTTGACGAGATCGAGCAGGCGAACAAGTCGGAGGCTGAGAAGGCCACGGAGCGTGTCGCCAAGGCGGAAGCTGAGGTAGCGAAGGTCCCCGCGCTGGTGGCTGAGCAGCTACGCGGGCATCTGGTGAAGCTCCACAAGATCAACGACGAGGACGCCGCGCTGTTTCTGACCGCAGCCGACCCGGAACTACTGCTCAAGCAGGCTGACCGTCTGGTGGAGCGCGGGTCGCCGGGTCGCCGGCCCAACCACGTACCGCGCGAAGGCGCCAACCCCTCCCCGTCCGGCAGTGATGATCTACGATCGTTCACGAGCGATCTTTTCGGCCGGGCACTCAAAGAGTAAGGAAGATCTATGGCAACGTTCGCCACCGGATCACTCACGATCCCCAAGCAGCTACTCAACCCGTGGCTCGGCAAGATCCAGAACGGGTCCGCCGTTGCCGCTCTGTCGGCATCGACCCCGATGGTGTACGGCGAGGGCGAGACGTGGACTTTCAGCATCGGCGAGGCTGAGTACGTTGGTGAGGGTGCCCAGAAGGGCGGCTCCACCATCACGCCGACCGTGAAAACGGTCAAGCCGTACAAGTTCCACAAAACCCTCAGGTTCAATGAGGAAGTCCTCTGGGCCGATGAAGATCATCGGATGGGCGTGATCGAGCAGATCATGGACGAGATCCAGCCGGCGCTGTCCCGCGCGCTGGACTTCGGGGTGTTCCATGAGATCAACCCGACCGGTGGTGCCGTGGTCGCGGCCATGAACGGTGGGCTCACGGACACGACGAACTTGGTTGAGTACGTGGCCGCCGACAAGCCGTACGTCTCCCTGGACGCGGCGGATGCGCTGGTCCTGGCCGATGGCTACAACCCGCGCGACATCGCGTTGGCACCGACCTACGCGGCGAAGTTCTCCGCGCTGCGCGGGACCACGAGCGAGGCAAAGCTGTACCCGAACCTGCGATTCGGCACGGAGGTGTCCGAACTGGACGGACACCGGGCGGCGGTGTCCAACACCGTGTCCGGTGCCGGCGTCATCGCGGTCGACACGAAGGTTCTCGCCTTCGTGGGCGATTTCGGCGCCATCCGTTGGGGCATCCAGAAGTCGATCGGCCTGGAGATCATCCGCTACGGTGACCCGGACGGCGCGGGCGACCTGAAGCGGAACAACCAGGTAGCCTTCCGATCGGAGGTTGTCTATGGGTGGGGGATCGCCGATCTCAACGCCTTCGCCAAGGTCCACGATCTCGTCTGATAGGGGAGGCGTCCGATGATCGGTTACGTACACGTGGTCACCGGCGCTCATGTGAGCGTCCGTGATGACAAGGTCATGGATTCCTCGTGGCGACGCATCGGTGAGGGCTCGACGGAGTCTGAAGGCTACGAGCGCATGAAGGTCGCCGACCTCCGGGCAGAGATCGAGCGGCGCAACAACGACGGTCGGGAGGATGCTGACCGGCTCAGCGACGAAGGCCGGAAGCCTGATCTCATCGCCGCGCTTCAGGCTGACGACAACCGGTGACCGGAAGGGGGTGACCCGTGACCGAGATCATTCAGGTGACTGATCTACCGGTGAAGCTGCAAGCGGTGGAGATGATCGCCGACATGGTGGCGGGGGCCAACGCGAAGGCGTCACGGGTCGCCCCCTGTCTGTCCTCCGTGGACCCGGTGCCGACCGCTGACCAGATGGCGGAAGCCAAGTTGATCCTGTTGGGTGCGGTGAGGCGGTGGGCGGAAGCCGGCGCGGGCACGTTTCAGCAGCAAACGGCCGGTCCCTTCTCCGTCACCACCGACACCCGGCAGCGGGCTGGCTACAACTTCTGGCCAAGCGAGATCGAGGCGTTGCAAGAGCTGTGCCGTACGGGTGGACCGGCGGTGGCCTTCGCCATCGACACCGCACCGGGGGTCGGGACCGTCCACGCGCCGTGGTGCGCGCTGGTCTTCGGTGCTACGTACTGCTCATGCGGCGCGGACATCGCTGGCTACCCGTTGTTTGAGGACGCGCCGTGATCAGCTTTCCGTACGGGGAGACCGTGGAGGTGCTGCGGGCTGGTCTGACCGATGACGGGTACGGCAATCAGGTCCGCGACTGGTCATCGGCCACAACGACTCCGTACGAGGGATGCGCGGTTGCTCAGGGGACGAAGGGTGGCGAGGTTCTCGCCGATCGGAACGCCATCGTGTCCGATCTGATCGTGTTCATGCCGCCGGACACCGATGTTCTGGCGACGGACCGACTCAGGGTGCGTACTCGGGTCTACGAGGTTGTCGGTGAGCCATTCGACTGGCAGTCTCCGTTCACCGGCGCGGCCTTCGGTGTGGTGGCCTACTGCGACCGGGTGGAGGGGTAGTCATGACCATCAGAGTTACGCGGGTCAGGCTGAGCCGGCCAGGGATGCGGGAGCTACTGCGGTCGAAGGGCGTGCAGGCTGACCTGACCCGCCGGGCGCTGGCGGTGGCGGATCAGGTGGAGGCTGCCGGTATCCGGGTGGAGGGTAAGCCCGGTCGGATACCGCTCCCGGTCACCGTGGACGTCTCGGTCGGTCCCGAACGGGCGCGTGCCCGGGTCATCCTCGATCATCCGTCCGGCACGGCGGTGGAGGCGAAGCATGGCATCCTCACGAGCAGCATCGACGCGGCCAGGGAGATCATATGATGCGCCCGGTCGCGCTGTATCCGGATGCCGAACTGGTGGCGGTGACGTGGCTGCGCGCACAGTTGGCCGCGCGGCCCGAACCGTTCGTGGCCGGTGTGACGGTCGGGACGAAGCTTGCCCCGGGCGTCTCCCCTGGCCGGTACGTACGCATCCGGCGGCTGGGCGGGGTGGAGTTGCACGTGGTGGCGGACAACCCGCGTCTACAGGCTCAGGTGTGGTACTCAACCGGAACGGTCACCGACGAGCACAACCGGCAGGATTTGGCACAGGTGGTGTGGGCGATCCTGCGCGGGATCGAGGGTCAGCGGGTGACCATCCCCGACTGGCCGGTGCCGGTCACCTGCTACCGGGTCGGTACGTTCTCCGGGCCAGTACCGGTGCCGGATCCGGCAGACAACACGAAGATGATCACTCAGCTTACCGTCGAAATCGGGATGCGCGGTCGTCCCGCGTAGCACGCACAGAGAGGCCAGTCATGGTCGATATTGATCTGATCAGGGCGTACACGGATGGTGGCGTCTACACGCATGACGTTGGAGACACCATCACCCTACCCGTCACAGCGAGCGAAGCGCTTGACGTGGACTTCACGGCCGTTGGTGCGGTCGGCCCGGATGGGCTGACCGAATCGATGACTCAGAATGTCACCGACTACTTCATCTGGCAGCGAGCGGCACTCGCCCGGCGAGTCAAGGGGAACGCCACGAAAACGTGGAAATTCGCCGCCGCCGAGACCTCCCTTTTCAACCTGGGCCTTCAGTACCCGGGATCGGTCATCGCCGCTACGGCCGAGGGTGCGTCGGTGTCCGAGGCGCCGCCGGGCACGGACATCCGTGCGTGGGTGCTGCACGGGATCGACGGCGATCGGGAGCTTCGGGTAGTACTGCCGAAGGCGGAGATCACCGAGCGCGGTGACGTGGTCTGGTCGTCGGGCGGCGTGACCGTGTATGAGTGGACCTTGACCAGCTACGTAGACGAGGATGGATACTGGGCGTACCGGTACTACGTTGACGAGGCCATGGCTACGCCGTGACAGATCACAAGGGGGAGGATCGCATGACCGAAGTGTTTGACCTTGACGCATACGTCACCGAGCACCGCAGGGCGCCGTTCCACTTCCGCTACGGCGGAAGGGGATGGGAGCTTCCGCACACGGCGGACACGGACTGGCGAGTGGTGGAGGCCGCCGACCAGGGCAACATCGACGCGATTCGGACCCTGTTCCGGCGCGGACTTGGCGAACAGCGGTGGGAGCAGTTTGAACAGCTACCGCAGCCGGCCGCTGCGATGGGTGAGTTGTTCCGTCGGTGGCAGGCACACGCGGGCGTGAAGCCGGGGGAATCGCCGGCCTCGCCCAACTCATCCGTGAGCACGGCGGGGCAGTCGACGCATCTCTCCACCGGTACTAC